GCATCGGCGTCGACGGCGCCTGGTACCAGGTCAACGTCGACGTGCCGCTCACCTACCACGAGACGATCTAGGAGCCCGCCATGGCCAACAATCCCAGCCAGACCAGCGCCACCTCGCAGGCGATCGCCGTGATGTCGGCCTACGGCACCCTCGGCGGCAGCCCCGAGTGGCACCAGCTCAACCCGACCGACATCAGCGGCGTCCTCGCGGCGACCACCGACGCGGCCCACGACACGATCGACCCCTCGAACCAGTACGAGGCCGGGTCGATCGTCGGGCTCGAGGCCAAGCCGCGGATCGCCGCCGGCTTCACCTACCAGCTCGCGAACATCCTCCTCCCGATCGCGATGCGCACGCAGTGGACGCCGCTGATCGCCGCGACCAGCGGCCCGCGCGCGCTCGACGCGACGGCGGTGCGGCCGACGTCGGCGACCTCGGCGCACTACGTCCACCCGTCAATCACGACCGCGCTGCCCACCTCGACGCTGGTCAAGGTGACCGGCTGCGCGACGACCGCGAACAACGGCGTCAAGGTCGTCAGCGGCGTCCCGTCGGCGACGAACACGCCGGTCAGCGGCGGCCTCACCGCCGAGACGTTCACGGCGCCGCAGAACGTCACGCTCGAGGTGTGCGGGTTCCAGTTCAGCTCGGGCGACGCCACGATCACCGTCTCGGGCTCGACGATCACGCTCGGCACGACCACCAAGGACCTGACCGAGCTCGGGCTGGTCACCGGCCAGCCGATCTTCATCGGCGATAGCTCGGCGGCGGCCTACAGCTTCGCGACCGCGGCCAGCAACGGCCCGGCCCGCGTGCTGACGATCGCAACCAACGCGATCACGCTCGACTCGACGTTCACCACCTTCGTCACCGACGCCGGGACCAGCAAGACGATCCGAATCTTCTTCGGCCAGTCGTGCCGCATCGTGCCGCGCACGTCGGCCAACTACGTCGAGAGCTACTACCAGACCGAGACGAGCGTCGAGAACCTGGGCAGCGCCAACGCGACCCGCTACCTCTACAGCGAGAACACCGGCCTCGACGTGCTGACGATCGCCGCGCCGTCGGCCGCGCTGGCGACGCTCACCGCCGACGCGATGGCGACCGACGTCACCGACACCGACACGCAGCGGACCAACGCCAGCACGCCGACGCTGCCGAAGCGGACGATCGCCTACAACACGACCACGGACATCAGCGGGCGCCTGTTCCTCTCGTCGGACGGCACCGCGCTCACCGGCTACGTCCAGGCCGCGACGATCACGATCGAGAACCAGGCGACGGCGAACCCGGCGCACGGCGTCCTCGGGTCGGCGATCACCAGCTTCGGCAAGATCCGCGTCAAGCTGTCGATGACCGTCATCCTCACCGAGAGCGGCATCATCTCGGCGGCGCGGAACAACTACGAGGTCAAGGGCAACGTCTGGCTGCGCAACGCCGACGGCGCGATCGTGTTCGACATCCCGAGCGCGCGCCTCAAGACGCCGGCCGCCAGCTTCCCGCGGAACCAGGTGATCACGATCGACGCCGAGATGACCGCGAACAAGGACACGACGTGGTCCACGTCGCTGATCGCGTCGAAGATCCCCGGCTGCCCGGCGCTGCCGACGCGGTAAGCGCCGATGTTGGGCCGCGACGGTGAACGCGCGGATAGTGGCCGGGATGACCGACGACGATTTCGGGATCCAGGCACCGGCCGCGTCGCGCCCGTTCGCGTTCACCGCCGATCAGGTGCGCGGCGGGTGGGCGATCACCTTCCGCTCGCTGCTGAGCGAGTGGGACGACTTCGTGGCGCGGGCGCTGCGCGACGAGGCGATCGACAAGGCCGTCGACGGCACGACCGCGACCGCGGCGCAGCTCCAGGAGCGGCGCGCACACCGGCTGCCGCTGCTCGTCGAGCGCGTGGCGACGCTGACCCGCGCCGGCGAGGACCGGACGGCCGACGCGCCCGCGTTCCTGGCGCGCCTCGCCGAGCTGCGGCCGGACGTGTTCGACGGGCCCGTGGGCTCCTGGTACAGCGCCGCCGCGTACCGGCCGCCCGACGTGGATCCGCCGGCGCAGCTCGACCCGGAGCCGATCGCGGGAAACTCGTAGCGCGCCTACTCCACGCTCAGTGGCGTGGGCGCGTGACGACGTGGGAGCAGATGCCGGCCGACGCCCGCGCGGCGATCATGGCCGGCAACCCGGCGGCGCGGCCGGTCGCGAACCTCTACCCGCAGTGGGCGGCGATCTGCATGGTCGCGTTCCACGACCTCGCGACGTGCCGCGCGGTCGGCTTCGACGTCGGGCCGATCCCCTGGACCGCGATCAACGCGTGGGCCGCCGAGCACAACCTCCGCGGCGACGTGCGGCGCGTGTTCGTGACCGTGGTCCGCCGGATGGATGCGGCGTGGCTCGAGTCGGAGCGCGCGCGTCTGGCGGCAGAGGCGAAGAACAAGGAGCCGGGCCATGGCTGACGAAAACTTCGGGATCGTCGTCGAGATCGACCCGCGGCCGGCGCTGGCTGGTAGCGCACAGGTCGACAAGGCGCTCGAGAAGAACGAGCAGAGCGCGCGGGACTTCGAGCGCGAGGCCAAGGCCGCGATGGCTGAGGTCGCCAAGGCGGCGCGCGAGGCCGCTAAGGAGCAGGAGCGGGCTGCGCGTGCGGCGGGCAAGGCGGCGGCGGATGCGACCAAGCAGGCTGCCCGCGAGGCCGCGGCGGTCGCCAAGAAGGAGGCGAGGGACGCGGCCGCGGTCGCGCGCGAGGAGGCGCTCAAGCGCGAGAAGGTCGAGCAGTTCGTCGCCAAGCGGACCGCCGACTACGCGGCGATGGTGGCGCGCGAGCGCAAGCAGGCGCAGGCCGGCCTCGCCGCGGCGTACAAGTCGATCGTCGGGCCGGCTGCCGAGTACCGCGAGAAGCTGGGGCAGATCATCCAGCTCGAGCGACAGGGCGCGATCACGGCGGCGCAGCGCGCCAACGCGATCCGCGGCATGCAGCGCGAGATGGCATCCCACAACGCGAAGCAGCAAGGCGGCGTGCGCGGCGCGGTCAGCGAGATCGCGTCGTCGCAGTTCGGCGCGGTCGCCGGGCCCGCAGCTGCGGCGGCTGCCGCGGTCACGGTCGGCCGGGAGATCATCGACCTCGGCGACCAGTACACGTCGCTGACAAACAAGATCAAGGCGTCGTCCGAGAGCGAGGCCGAGGCGATCCGCGTCCGTGAGCGCCTGTTCAAGACCGCCAACGACGCGCGCGTGCCCGTCGAGGCGCTGACCAACCTCTACGCGCAGGCGCGGATCGCGACCAAGGATCTCGGTACGTCGCAGGGCGAGTTGATCCGCGTCTCCGAGCTGCTGTCGAAGGCGACGCGCGGCGTGGGCGAGACGAACCGCAGCGCCGGCCTCCAGCAGTTCGGGCAGGCACTGACGAAGGGCAAGCTCCAGGCCGAGGAGCTGATGTCGATCATGGAGAACATCCCCAAGGTGGGTGTGCTCCTGGCGCAGGGCATGGGCATGACCGTCGGCGAGCTGCGCAAGGCGGCCGAGGCCGGCAAGGTCGGCACGCAGGAGATGCTCGACGCGATCCAGAAGATGGGCCCGGTGATCGAGCAGGAGTTCGCCAAGAGCGCGGGCACCTCGGCCGAGAGCTGGGCGGTGTTCAAGAACCAGGTGCTCCAGACCGTCGGCTCGTTCACCGAGCAGATCCACCTCAACGAGCTGCTGACCAGCGTGCTCGGGCAGGTCGGCGAGGCGCTCAAGGGGATCGGCGTGCTCGTCGCGGGCGCCGTCGACAACTGGAAGGCGATCAACGACGCAACCGGCGGGTGGCTCGGCAAGCTCGTGAAGGCGCCCGGGCTGCTCGGGCGTGTGGCCGAGCTACAGGGGATGATCGCGGGGCAGTACCTGTTCGGAGCCGAGATGCTCGAGCGCCAGGCCGGATGGTCGGCGCGGCTCGCACGCGACGCAGAGAAGCGCACCGGCGAGCTTGAGAAGCAGCTCACGATCCTCAGCAACTCGACCTTCATCGCGGGCTACAGCAAGGACGCACAGGGGCGCGCCACCGGCTACGGCGTCCTTGGGAACTACCTGCGCGACTCGATCGACGCGTCAAACAACCCGACGCGTCGACGTGTCGACAAGCAGGAGGAGCGCGACGCCGCGAAGGCTGCGCGCGATCACGCGTCGTCCGTCCGCGAGGCCGCGAAGGCGTGGAAGGAGTGGATGGCCGACGTCCGCGAGGGCGCCGACGGCGTGTTCGAGCGCACCGCGCTACGCATCACCGACGTCAGTGACTCCATGCGCGGGCTCGTCGATGAGTCGCTGGCCGCGGCCGAAGCGCAGCGCGAGTTCGGGCGCGGCGTCGAGGACCTCGGCGGCAAGATCGGCGAGAAGATCGGCGGCTTCTTCGAGGCGGTGAAGGACGCTGGCCAGGCCGTCACGAGCACGCTGGAGAACGCCAAGCCGGTGGCGGTCGACTTCGGCGCCACGCTCACGGAGACGCTGGGCGGCGCGCTGAACCAGACGATCGACGCGTTCGTCGAGATGGCCAACGGCGGGAAGGCGTCGTTCGCGGACCTCGCGCGTTCCGTGATCGCCGACATCGAGCGCATGCTGATCAAGCTGCTCATCTTCCAGGGGCTCAAGGCCGCGCTGGGCGGCGTCTCGGGCGGCGGCGGCTTCCTGGCGGCGGTCGGCGGCGCGTTCGGCCTCAACCTCGGCAACAACGCCACGGGCGGGTCTTACGTCGTGCCGTCGACGGGTGGCGGGGGCGTCGACTCGGTGCCGATCTACGCGCGCGCCACGCCCGGCGAGCGGGTGACGTTCACGCCGCCGGGGCAGGCGGTGCCGGGCGGCGGCGCGCCGGCGAACGTCAACGTCAAGACCGTCATCGTGGCCGACGTCCACGCCGCGGGCCTCGAGGCCATGCGGACACCGGCCGGCACGCGGGTGATCATCGACGCGATCGCCTCCAACCCCGGCGCGGTCCGGGCGGCGGTGGGCCGGTGACGGCGCCGGTCCTGCTGCCGGTCGAGTCCTGGCGCATCCTCTGGCGCTGGCGGACCGACGTGATCCCGCTGGCCGACGGCACGGAGCAGCGGGCCTGTACCGCGGCCCTGCCGCGCGCCTACTTCGCCGGCGCCGTCGACCTCACCGACGCCCAGCAGCGCGCGCTCCACGCCACGCTGATCGCCCAGCCCACCGCGACGGTGCCGGTGGCCCAGCCGCACGAGGGTACGCCGACCACGGCGGCGGTGACGGGCGCGGCGGCGGTCGTGGACGCGACCTACTGCGACTGGATCAGCAACGGACGGCGGGTGCTCGTGGTCGGCGCCGGCGGGGCGTCGTTCGACACGACGATCAGCAGCTTCTCGGGCGGCAGCCTCACCCTGGCCGACGGGCCGACGTCGGGCACGTACCCGGCCGGCGCGACGATGGTCTACCCGTGCGTCGACAGCTTCCTCGACGACGGCCAGCAGGTGACGCGCTGGCCGGTCACCCTGACCCGGTGGCAGCTCGCGGGGCGCCAGCAGGTCGCGACGTCGATCGGCGGCGCCGGCGGCGCGGCGGTGACGACCTATGCCAGCCTGCCGGTGCTGGTCGACCGGCCCCTGATGGCGGGCGCCGACGGCGAGAGCTACCAGGGCGGCCTCGAGTGGGCCGATGCTGGAGGCGCGGTTGCGGTGAGCTCGACGTGGCTGCGCGGCGCCCGGTCCCGGGCCGGCACCTGGCTGATCCGCGGCGCCGCCGAGCGCCAGGGCTGGAAGGTGCTACTCGCGGCCCTGCGCGGTCGGTGGAAGCCGCTGCTGGCGCCGACGTGGCGGCCGGACGCGACCCTGCAGGCCCAGCCGGCGGGCGGGGCGACCACGCTGCGGCTGGCCGAGTCGCTGACCGATCTGGCGCCGATCGCGACCGCGGCGCGCGTGCAGCTGGCGTTCGCCGAGGGGTCGGTGGTCTACCGCACGATCTCGGGCATCACCGACGCCGGCGCGTACCGCCAGGCCACGCTGACCGCGGCGCTGCCGGGCTCGATCCCGGGCGGCTCGGTACGCACGGTGTCGATGCTCGAGACGGTGCGGCTCGGCACCGACGACGTACAGGTCGAGTACCGCGGGGACTGGATCGGGCGGATGACGCTGCCGCTGGTGCGGGTGGCGGGCTGATCACACCGCAGGGGTGAGGCTTGACGGCGGGCGGTTGGGCCACCACCCTGTGAGCCATGCTCGCCCGCCTCGCTCCGATCGTGATCCTCCTGGCCGCCTGCTCGGACTCGGCCGAGCTGCCCGAGTCGATGCAGCTGACTGGCGTGGCTGGTACCGCGATGGGCGACGCGCAGTGCGGGAACCTCGTCGGAGTTCCGCCCGCGGCGCCGTTCTCGATGAACATCCGCAACCACAGCGACCCGGCGACGTGCACATGCGCCTCGGACTCGGCCCTGACGGGAAGCTCGCCGTGTAGCTTCGACGGCAACCAGATGACGTGCCCCGTCAACGACGGCCTGACCGTCTGGTCCGTGACGTTCGATCCCGAGGTGATGACCGCCTCCGTTTCGGTCACGCGTGGAACCTGCTTGGCCTCGGTCGCTGCCACCGTCGCCGAGCTGACCGCGAACTAGGGATCCCGCCGGCCGCGCGCGTAGCGTGTCGGCGTGGCCTACCTCGACGACGAAGCCTCGACCGCCGACGGCGACGTCACCGAGCTGTACGACTTCACGGGGCCGACGGCCAGCTACCGCTACACCAGCGGCGCGACCGCGGTCACGTACGGCGGCAACAGCTACACGCCCGCGCCGGGGCTGAGGCGGTCGGCGCTCGAGCACCCCACCTCGGGCGGGGATGGATCGCTGACGGTCACGCTGCGCGCCTCCGAGACGGTCGTCGTGGCGTTCGCGTTCGCGGCGCCGCCGCGGTCGCTGCGGCTCCGCATCTACCGCCAGCAGGCCAACAGCGGCGAGACGACGACGATCTGGGACGGCGAGGTGGTAGCCATCGAGGCGCGCGGCGCGCTCGCGACGGTGCGCACGCTGTCGAAGCTGGGCGCGTGGCTGCGCCGCCAGATCCCCGGCCTCGCGGCGTCGTGGCGCTGCCCTCACCGCCTCTACGACGCCCGCTGCAAGCTGACCGCGACCGATTGGGACCTCGCGACCACCGTGTCGTCGGTGAGCGGCGGCGGCACCACGATCGTCGTCGCCAGCGTCGGCGGCCAACCTGACGACTGGTTCGCCAAGGGCGCCGAGATCCTGCGCGTCGCCGACGGCGAGCGGCGCATCGTCTACCGGCAGGTCGGGACCACGCTGACGATCAACGACCCGTTCCCGACGCTGACCGCGGGCGACAGCGTGACGTTGTTCGCCGGATGCGACCACACGCACCGCTTCTACACCGACTTCGTGGGGACGATCCTGGTGTCCGGCGACTGCCAGTCGAAGTTCTCCAACGCGGTGAACTTCGGCGGCGAGCCGTCGATGCCGGGCAGCAACCCCTTCACGTTGAACATCCGCTACGTGCGGAAGGACTGACCATGGCCTGGTATGACCTCGTGCGCTCGGGGATGTTCTCGCTCCCGATCCTGAGCCGCTTCGCGCCACGCCAGGACGACGGCGCGCGCGAGAAGCCGCGCACCGCCGAGGACGCCAACATCCCGCGCGACGCCGACGGCTCGACGCTGCCGCTGGTGTACGGGACCGTGCGCGTGCGCTCGCCGATCGTCGGCCGCGTCGGCGACTTCATGGCCGAGCCGATCACCGTCGACGGCAACAAGATCGCCGACGACTACTTCATCGCGATGCGCCTGACGGTGTGCCGCGGCAACAGCGCGCTCGCGGACACGACCGGTGGCGCCTCGCTGGTGGCGTTCTACGTCGGCGACAAGAAGGTCGAGCTGTTCGGGCCTCCGATCGTTGGCACCACCGACGGATCCTCGCACCTCAGCTACGACGCGATCTCCGATGGGCTGCTCGAGATCCCGGACGGCGACGGCGACCCGCGGGTATTCCCTGATGTTCTCGGCGAAATCTACTTCTACCGTGGACGCTGGGATCAGGAGCTGAACGCGCGCGACCTGACCGACAGCGAGCACGCGACGTACACGACGCCGCGGCGCGGCCGCGTGATGATCTCGCTGCGTGGACGAGGCCACAACGGAAGCAACGATGAGCTGCACTGGCACCTCGGCACGGGCGGAGCCGTGCCGCCGATGTCGCCGGTGGTCCACAACCCGATCCTGATCTCGGGCTACGAGGCCGAGACGGCGCCGATCGGGACCGGCGACGCCAACCCGATCGCGATCCTCTACGACCTGCTGACCAACCCGTTCGGCGGGCTCGGCATCGACACCGCGCTGATCGACACGGCCAACTTCGCCGCCGCCGCCGAGACGCTGCGCGACGAGGGCCACGGGATGTCGCTCGAGATCGCGCGCGACCTCGACGCCCGCGCAGCGATCGACCTGGTGCTCGGCCAGATCGACGCGGTGCTGCGCCAGGACCCGACGAACATCACGGTCAAGCTCATCCGCGAGGACTACACCGTGGGCGCGCTGCCGATCATCGACGAGAGCAACGTCGACGGCGAGCCCGAGATGGGCGTGACCCTGATGTCGGAGGCGGTGACCGAGGTCAAGGTCACGTACATCAACAGCGCGAAGGACTGGATCGACGACAGCGAGACGGCGCGCGACGATGCCCTGCTGAACGCGCTCGGCGGCCGGCGCAACCCCCAGACCTGGGACTATCCCGGGTGCAGCAACCAGCCGCTCGCCGCCAGGCTGGCCGCGCGCCAGCTCAACCTGCTGTCCCGGCCGCTGCGGTCGCTCTCGGTGCGGGTCAAGCGCGACCAGGCCACCCTGCGCGCCGGCGACGCGTTCCGGTTCCAGTGGACCACCTACGGCTCCAGCGGCGTCGACATCGTGTTCCGCGTCGCCAAGGTGAACACCGGCACGCTCGAGGATGGCGTGGTGACGATCGAGGCGATCCAGGACCGCTTCACGGCCCCGGGCTCCCTCTACCAGAACGAGCAGATCAGCGACGACGAGGTGCCGACCTACGCCACGCCGATCCTGCTGCGCACCATCACCGAGGCCCCGCGCTGGATCCAGCTCAAGGCGTTCGAGGCCGGCGTCCTCGCCAACGTCGACGCCCAGCGCGGCATGTACCCCGCGCGCGCCGAGGGCTCCG